TATTACCTGTTCCACCAGCTATTCCTCCAGTTCCACCACCACCTGATCCTCCAGGTGCTCCGCCTTGAGGGGTTGGATCTGATCTATTACCTGCACCACCACCACCTGTTGAAGTTATGGTTGTTGTGCCTGCAAAAATTGAATTACTTCCACTACCATTTGCAGCTGGACTACCTGTGCTTGAAGGAGCTGGAAAAGGTGCTTTTGATCCTCCGGCACCTACTGTTACTGGAAAAGGAGAGGCAGTTAATGTTATGGCTGATCCTCCTTTTAAAGGAGATGTTGAATAACAACCAGAAACTGCTCCAGGAGATTCTCTAAAACCCCCTGCTCCACCACCGCCTCCAGCATTTCCTGAATTAGTCGCTCCTCTACCACCAGCACCACCTCCAGCTACCACTAAATAATCAACTGAATTTGAACCTGCAGCGTTACCTGCACAAGATACGCAAAACGTACCAGGGCTTGTGAATGTGTGAACTTTAAAATTTGTACAAACAGTTGAGATTGTTCCACCTGTTGCAGTAATAAAAGCTGGAACTATTCCTGTCTCCGTGTCTTCTGCATTTTGAACATTGACCCAACCTTTAGTGCCATCAACATATACTAAAGTAATTGCTTGACCATCAACATCTAATGTTAAATTTGCTGCTACTCCTCCAATTTTTTCAGAGCCGTTTGGTGATATTACAAAATTATGTGTATTAAAATTTCTAGCGTAATCAGCAAAAGCCACAATAGCACCTGCAGATCCTGCAGGTAAATTGGCTGTTATAGAGCTGCCTGAATTTATAAAATATCCTTCTCCACTAGCTGCAGTAAAAGTAGAAGTTTTAGGAGTTGTTTGCCAATCGACAGAACCTGATCTACCAAAACCTGATTGAGTAGCACCGCTAGCTAGTGAAACTGTTCCACCAGATCTACCAATGGTTACAGTTGTTGCATCTAATGTTGCAGTCTTACAAGCTCCACCACCAACTGTTAAAGTTGTGCCGGATTGTTGTGTTATTTCATCTACTTCTATTTTTGACATTAAACTACTACTACCGTTCCTGTTATTGTTTGAGTTCCAGTTACTGTAACTGGTCCTGCTAATACTGCATTACTAATTGTTTGATCATCAGACAAAGTTGATGAATGATTAAAAGCGTAAGTTGAAGCTGTCATACTTGCAGACGGAGCTTTAGATGCAGGATATGTACAAAAAACATTTTTTGTTCCTGCAGAAAAATCTACTGCACTGTCTGAATTCGATGAGGAAATAATTGTATCTCTAGATAAAGTATCAGGGCTAGCATCAGTAACTGTACCAATGCCTACCTCAAACTCAGCTTGTCCAGGTAATTCTATAGCATAGAAAGTTTTATTAGTTGTACCAATACCAGCCACGAAACTTTCAAAGCCAGTTTCAGCACCAGCTAAAGAAATAGTTCCTGTACCTGTAGTAGTGGTAGTTTCTTTTACCCTGTCATTTAATACAAATGCCATTTACTACTCCAAAAATATTATGCGTTGCCTAATCTAATAATAGCTGCAGAACTAGATGCAGTTGGAAACTGAACAACAAAATCTCCGTTAGTTGCTGTTTTTGTTCCACCAAAATCTAAAACTAATACTGCTTCATTAGAACCGCCACTCTTATAAATCAAAGCTCCTACCGCTGATAACGTTACAGATGAAAAAGTTAAATCTGCAAAATCAACAAATGCAATGTTACTTCCTACTGATACACCATTATTAGTTAATGTGTTTCCACCAGATGTATAGTTTGTACCAGATGTATCAACTTCATTAGTAGTAGTAAACGCCGTTGTTGATGTCGTTAATCCTGATATGTCTGTGTATAAAGCAAGTTTAAAAGTTGATCCACCAGATGAATCAAAATTAAACGTTCCTTTTAACAGGTCTGTTTTAAAAGAGTCAGGTATTACATTAGCCATATTTTTATCTCCTTAATTATGGTGATGGTGATTTAATAGGAGTACGAATAACACCATCTTGGTATTCGTCTCGGCGTCTTCTACCTTGTTGCTCGATAGAGTACGATGCAAGAGCTCTTCGATAAGATTGCTCATAGTATTGTAACATATCTGTGGGACCTTTCAAGTACCCATATGCTTCAACCAATGCTGCATACAGTAATAGGTCCTGATATTTATTCGATAAATAAGTTCCAGAAGTGCTTGGAGTTCCAGATGTAATAGTGTCTGGTTGCTTAACATAAGCTAAAGTTATCTCATAGTTGGCATTTGGTGTAGGTGCAACTACCCAAAAATTAGCATCCCAGTTAGCATAATACTTAGGAAGACCTTGAGCCGTTCCGGGAGTATCATAAAAAGTTGCCATATAACTAGTTTCTTTCTTTTCTAAGAAACTTTGAACGTTTGGAGATACTGTCGTATCTTTTAATTGAACGTATCTAATAGATCTAAGATCTGATGGTATTGTTACATATCTACTACCAGACTGTAGATTAGATGTAGCGTAAAATCTGTTATCATCGGAGTCAGATTCTCTATAAATTCTATTCTCTGCATTTTTAATTATAGTATTCAATACGGCTGTAGAAAAAACTGAATCATCTACTTCTGTATAATTTCTAATATCATCTTGTAAGTTTGATAAAGTATATGCCATTATACCATTAACTCCTTACACTCAGGACAGCTTTTTCTGTATCGAGTGTGTTTAGGGCAATGATCTACATAAATTGGAACATCTGGTTCTTTAGGATGTAACATAACTTCATGCGGATCCATTTCTTCTTTTGGTGTAAACCAACTTTTAATTTTATTAATAATATATTTTATCATGGCGATATTGTTACAGGTCCTGCAGAAGCAAAACTCCCCCCTCCTTTTTGTGTCGTTGAAGCTGTAACTCCTGACACAAATGTATAACTATTATCATTAACTTTAGTAATTGTATACCCTGAAGCTGAATTTATTGTTGCTGCAGGTAAATTAACAACATTAGTTGCATCTCTAAATCTAACTGTTTGACCTGATGATCTACCGTGATCTGGTTCATTGACAGTTACAGTTGTAGATGCATTTGTAATTGTAAATGGATTAACAGGTAAAAGTTTTGGAACTGCTGGCTCTGTTCTATCTGGTCTAACATGACGTAATGATATTGCATCACCATTCATAGGTTTTGGTTCTAATTGTGGTTGCTTTGGTTCAAACTCTGATATATGCACAAACGATCCATTCCATTCTCTTACCATTTCACGATAAGGAAATTGTAAACCTGATCTATCAGATATAGCTAATGCTTTTTTTCCTGTTGCATACTTTGCCATTATGTACCTGGGTAATAAGCTTTAGGTGTAATATGTGTACTTGAAGCCGACCCATCCTCCTGTAATGCTCTTTGAAACTCATCTTCATAAACTAGTTTCATACCTTGCATTAGTTGTGGTGCATACTTCATAGATAGATAGTATGCTAAACCTGAAACCATACATGGTACAAATCTAAAAGGAACATCAACTGCATTAGTATATGCTCCTGCATCTTGAATTCTTTTTATAAAATATATGTGCATGTCTTTAGATGCATTTGTTGAATCTGGTGTTGGGTAAATGTGTATTCTAACTTTATCTATAAATCTTTCTACCCAATATTGATTAGGTGTACCTTTAGATAATTTATTCGAAAATCCTGCATAAGTTGATCTATCAACTTTTGTCATCGGACTATCTGATTGAGTTGTTTGTGTTCTATTACTTCTTAACTGTCCTTCAAGAACATCGGACATTCCAAAAAGACCATTAGTAGGTGTAGTAACTGCGCTTGTACCATCACCACTAGCTCTGAAAAAGTCATAATCTGATTGTCCTTCTATAAGATCAATATTAGTTTCATCTATTTCCCAATAGTGAATACCTCTATTACCCCATTCTTGAAGCATTATATTTAATGATCTTCTTGAAGTCTTTAACTGATAACCAGTTACGTTTTCAATACCTAGTCTTTCAAAAGCTTCTTCTATTATTTCATCAATAGAAAAGTTTTTGTCGAACGCTGTAGTTCCCGAAGTTGTATTAGCCATTTAAACTCCTAGCCGGTATAGCCAATAGTAACAGAATCTGTAGTAGTTAAATCTAAATATACTCCTGTTTCAAATCTAATACCGTTTCCTGGAACATAGATGTCTAAACCTTCACTACTAAATTTAGCTTGGAATTGTAAAGAACCACCTGTTCCTGTTCCATCGTGTAATTTAACTAAACAGTTACTTCCACCATGAGCTTGTATGTATGTAACTCTACAAGGCCCTATGTTAGTGGAACCACCAGTAATAGTTTTAAAATTACCATCTGCTGTTAGTGTACTAAACTTTTGGTCTGAACTCATATTTTGTTTCTCCTTAAATTAATATGTGGGGCCGAAGCCCCACACTAAATTAACTATTACGCTTCTTTAGCAAAAGTTCCTCTAACTTGAGTAACTTGCCATGCTGTAGTTC